GCTCGAGGGTTACCAGGTGTATATGTTGCAAAATTAGCAGGATTACCGCTTTGTACACTATAAATAGTATCACCATTAAACGGGTATCTAACGCCATCTCCTGGAATTTCAGAAAAGCCGAATAAAGATCCAGATAAATTGATGAATGTAGAGTTCAATATATAAACGGGCAAAAGCCTTTCAGTTAAAGAAATTGTAGGGCGTTTATAAAACCTAACGGGAGTCGTATTTGCAAGAGTTGGATTTACATTTACTTTCTTTTGCCATTTTACATTAGGTCTACCTACCCAATTAGTAGGTATGGGATATTTAACGCCATTTAATTCATATTCTTTTAGTTCGCCTAATATTGTCAGAGTACATGGTCCATAAGATACATCGCTATATATGTGTACTGATACGGGCTTTGAAGTACCTTCATAATAATTAGAAGGGCGGCCGCCAGCTGGTTCTGTGTATATAACTTTACCACGAGAATCTTTTATTTCAATCATTAGGTATGTTCCATCTGCAAGTTCCGAACTACCTTGAACAAGAAATGCATTTTTACCACCCGTAAATGTATCGGGTAATTGACTGACTTTAAAATACCTACTAAATTCTACGGTATCTGTAATAAATGTTTTATAAGTATCTAAATGTTGTGCAAAAGAACTCTTTTGTATAATTCCCATTCAGTAAATGTTTATTATAAATATTCTTTTAATAGAAACTTAAAAATCTATCTTACTAAACCCATCCATTTTCTTTATTTCAATAAGCCCATCAACAATATCACGCATTTGTTCTAAGTGAGAAATAACCCAAATAAAATCAAATTGAGTTTTGAGATATTGCATCATCATAAAGAGTGATGAAAGGTTATCGCTATCCAATGTACCAAACCCTTCATCAATGACAAGAAAGTTTGGACGAGGTAGATTACATATGTTAATTAGTGCAACCCTAATAGCAAGTCCACTTACAAACTTCTCCATACCACTACACATTTCAAGTGGCCATTCTTGGTCATCATAAACAATCTTTGCATTAATAGATTTACCATCAACTTCCATTACACAACCAAAATCTACAACCTGTCCAAGTATATTATTTACTTCGGTTTGTATAACTGGCAAAGCCTTTGAAATTAATTCATATGGAATACCGTCACGCTTAACTGCATCTAAGTAATAGGTGTATAGGCGTCCTTTCTCTTCCAAATCCTTAACTTCTATCATCTTATTCTTAATACCTTCTATAAATGACTCTAATGAAGAAATGGAGCCATTCAAAGCAGTTATATCCTTATTGATTGATTTTATTTCCGTTTCAATAGAATTTCTAATGATTGATAGGGATTGGATTTCATCACCAAGCCTTTTATTATTTTTAATAGTATCTTCGTTATCGTGATATAACTTAATATCAGCATCGGCTTTTTCTAATTGAGTATTGTATAATTCTTCCTTAGTTTCCAATCCCTTTAATTCGGCCTCTGCTTTTTCTTTTAAAACATTCCACTTTTGATATTTGGATTTTAGTTCAAGCAAAGTGTCCCACTGGTCTTCAACATCTGAAATATAACTTGCTTGCTGAATTAATATTTGATGTTGATTTTCTAATGTAGATAATTCTTCTTCTTGCTCTTCTACTTTTTGTTTTGTAGCAATCGCATCTTTTACAAACACATTATTCATACAAAAGCTACAATTCGGGTCATATTCATGTGCTTCTAAATGAGCAAGCTTTTCTTTATTAGAATTTATAGATTGTTCCAACAATTCCGTTTTATGATCGTTTTTTCTTATTTGTTGTTTATATTCATCCCATTGCTGCTTTGCTTCTTCAATCGGTTTATTATTAATAGTTTTATTTTCATCAATAGATTGTGATATTTCGGCAAGTAATTTTTTGGATTCTTCAATCTTATCCGATTTTGTCTTTGTATCAATTAGGATTTGTTCAATACCTTGCTCTAAGATTTTCTTACGTGATTCTAATTGAGGTAAATCGGAATTACCACCAATAGTTACAATTTGTTTATTCAAATCCATTGATTGGTCTACAATAGCATCTCTCTCATTATTTTTTGCATCCAATTTAGTTTGTAACCCTTTTAAAGTAATTCGTTTATCTTTTAACTCATTCCCTTTATTAGCAAGTTCACTTGTAAAATCGGTTTTCTTAAAATTTTTGACAAGTACTTGGACTTCCTTAATATCTTCACTTGCAGTTTCATACAATTTATCAAAAACATTCAATCCCATAAATTGAGCAAGAAGGTCTTTCCTTTCGGATTGAGATTTATCAATGAATAAGGCATTATTACCTTGTAGGGATAAGGCAGTTAGAATAAAATCTTCGTAAGTACCAACGTATTGCTCAATAGCAGTATTGGTGTCACGTCGTTCAGTTCCATTCAAAGATATACTAATACCGCCTTCCGTTTTCCAAAATTGTACATCAACCTTTACATTCTTACCTTTGTTGATAGTCTTTGCTTCTCTACGAATGTGGTAATCTATTCCATTGATTTGAAAGTCTAATTGACAATGAAATGTTGTCTTACGATTGTTTAGTATATTTTGTGCACGGAATGCTCTACTACACTTATCATATAAGCAGAATGAAATGGCATCAAATAGAGAAGATTTACCTGCTGCATTTGGTGCGAATAATCCCATAAGTCCACCTACCTTTGTAAAATCAATTTTGTTATTTTCACCATAACTAAACATATTAGAAAATTCAAATCGTATAGGTTTCCAATGTACGTTTCTTTGAATCTCTTCGTGAGTAATACGTGAATTTATATCTTCGTTTATGGTTTGCAGTGATGTAATATCTTCATCGCTTACAAATGGCATCATTCTACCTATATACTCCGATATAAGTGAGTTTTGATAATTAACATCCGATATATCTTCAAAATCTAATCGGTTTGAACGATTGCCCGATTTCAATTTAGAAAGTGAGTCGGTACGGATAATAGTAAAATCATCAACACCATACTTCATTTTTATTTCGGTCATAACACGCTTTGTATCGGCGGTATCGGTATTAGATATACGAACACGAAGACGTGGATTCTTTGGCATATCCGTTACAATCGGTACAACACCACTATCTATATCCAAAGTATAATATCCGCAATCATTTGGAATATCAATTGCTTCATATTCCTTTGTTGCCAAATCCCAAACTAAAAATCCATGCTTATCTAATGTCTCACCGAAGTTTTGTTGTACCAATGAGCCGGCATAAACTACCTTACACCCTTGCGGACTGGTCATCTCCTGACGTTTATGAATATCGCCCAATAGAGCCAAATGGTAACCATCAAATATATCCGTTGTGAAATGTCTACTACTAACTACATAACCTATATCAGTTGTAGAATTATCAACAGGTCCGTGAAATAAGGCAATCTTTGTTTTACCAGTAAGTGTATCTGCTTTTGGCCAATTATCTTTATTATCTAAAATACTGAATACACCAAAATCAACTCCATCAATGGTAAATACTTGTGTATCACGAAGATAATGAAAGTTAGATAGATTAATAGCATCTACAATCGGAGTTAATACATCAAGTCTATCCGAATTGTTCATATTACAATCATGGTTACCTGTGATTAGTATTGTTGGACAATGCTTTGCACATTCTTTGAATAACCAAACAATTTCACTAACTAATTCTGGACTCATTTCCAATTTAGCATGGGCAATATCGCCGGCTAAATATATAATTGAATCTTCCGTTCCACGTTTACGGATTTCCTCAAACATTTTCTCAAATACATCTCTATACTCCCTATGCCTTTTTACATTACGAATATGTACATCGGCAATGTGATAAATTCTTTTTAAACTCATAGGTTATTTATTTTACTTAATAATAATTCTTCTATACTAAATTCTTTTGTTTCATTCAATTCATTGTAAAACCCCTCATATCCCATTTCAGCAGCATCCTTATCTTTTAACATCATTAGTTTAACATTGATACCTTGCTTCCTAAAATAATCGGAAACTTTAAGTGCCTCATTAATAGCATCGTTATCCAATGAAATCACAATATCAGTAACTCCATTCATAAAGATTTTCTCAACTAAATTCTTTGAAGGAAACTTGCCGAGAAGTGGTACAGCATTTCTACGAATTGTAATAGCATCAAATACTCCCTCACACAATATAATCGGTTCATTCCAATTAATTTGAGAGTCCAAACAAATAATATTTTTACTGATTGGTGGGTTTTTATATTTCATTTTTTCTTCTGCGTAATAAGAACGAGATATGAAATAATTTAGAGAGCCATCAGAATTATAAGAAGGAACAATAATACGTCTTGCGTACAATCCATCTTTACAATATCCAATTCCAAATTTAATTATTTCTTTTATACCAATACCTCTTTGAGTAAGGTAGTGTATAGCATGCTTATATTCGGGATTAAACCCTTTGGGCTCATTTACTAACGAAATATATTCTTTGGGTAAACTTATAAAGATTTTTGTTTCGGAGTCCTCTTGACTAGGAGAATAAGCCGTATCACCATATATTTCTCTTATTACCGAAATGGTTTTCTTATCTACATCTAATTTACGAAGTAATGATGTTAATTTTTTACCACCACTATTACAAGTCCAACAATGCCACTTTTGAGTTTCGGTATTAACCTGTAACTTTTGTTTGTGGTGATGGCAGAATGGGCAGTAGAATGCAAGTTCGTTCCCTCTAAGCGTAGAATGTACGCCCAAAGCGGTTGTTAAAGTCGAAATGACGGTATTCTTTTCTGTATTATTTAACATACTTAAATATACGAAAAATATCCCAAATTACCAAGTCTAATTACTCACTAAACCATTCTTCGGGTATATGTTTATCCGCATACTTAAAACCATTTTTCTCACACCAATCGGCGTAAGTGGTTTTAGAACTTTTGTTTATTTTATTTCGGGAATTTGTAAACACAAATCTGATATCCAATTCTGGATGCTGTGCTTTTATAAGGGTGTGTTTTTTCCTATCTGCGATTACAAAACGGCCTTTGGTTTCTACAAAGATACCATTTGGAAGTTTAAAGTCTGGATGATATGTGTGGTCTGACGCAGGAATAGAGTATGATACTTTTTCCGTTTCATACTCTACCTTAATTCCTTTGCTATCTATTTGATTTGATATACTTTCTTCAAGGCCTGATTTAAACCCATGCTTTTTAGCAACCCATTTAGAATTGCCTTTAATAACTTTTTTAGCCATAATTAAACGCTTCTATCTACAGTAGAAGAATATGGTACATCATTTACAGTACCACCTCTACCCTGTCCTAATCTAGTTGCAGTTAAAACTTGCTCATCTGCGTTTTTTGTATCATCAATACTATATGGAGTGGCAGCTGCCAACCCTGCTGTATATGAAATTTTATCAACACCCAATGTAGTTTGAGAGTCATCGTAAGTTTGTAAAATACTTTTTGCCATGTTTATTATTTTTATTTGGTTTAGTATAAATATAAGATTGTTTTAAATTAAGTATCAAACCTTACCAAAAAATTTATAGAAAGGTCTGGAAGAGATTTTATAGGCTTAGCTAATTTAGCTACAGCAACTAAATTGCAATCATCATCATATAATCCTATTGTAGTAATTGTGGGAGCCAAAAAAGAACCAGTTTTATTAACAGACCCACTCATTTCCCAATGCTCAAACCCCGCCTTTATGTTTGAATTTAAAGAGCTTGTATATCTAAAATCCATATACGCACCAGTTTCAAGCATTTGGCGTTTTCTAATATATTTTATTCCCGGCTTTGTGACAACTAATTTTGAAGCGCCTTCACTTGTAACAAATGTTTCCGTAACTTCTCCAACATTCACATAGGAAGTGGGATTGGTAGATATATTAAATTCATCTTCATTTGCAATTAAAAGATATTCATGCTCATATATAGTTTCGGTTGAATTGAATGATAAACTCCAATTAGTATTTAAAAGTGCTTGTGAGTTTCGAGTCAATACAATTAATCCCTGATTATAAAAAACGTTACCAGCTGCTAAGCTACTATTGGGACTATCTAAAAAAGGAAGGTTTCTAACATACATTAGTGATGGTGTTGCGTTTGAATCCCATCTATAAAATGTTGTTGTATAATCAGTTCCCTGATATGTTAAAGTTATTTGTGAACCATTTTCCATATCCCATGTCTGATTCAAAACAGAAGTTACAT